GAACCCTGGGGGACGATTCTGATGGTGATGGAATCCCAGATGCGGAAGATTCTGAAGATGGCATGCCTGAGGAGACTGAAGAAGAATCCAAGGAAGATGAAACTGAAGAAGCATCTGAGGAAGAGGAAACTGAAGAAGAGGCAACCGAACCTGCAGGTCACTCTCCAAAGGAAATGAAAAAAATCTTAGGTGAGTTAGATGACCTGTTTAAAGAGGTTGACTGGGAGAGTCTATCCGCTGACGTGGACTCGGAGGAAGAGGTGGACGCCGAAACTCCTGAAGATAAAGTAGAGGCTTAATCTTCTATAAGAAACCCCTGCTTTAACCATACAAACAAGTTTCTAGTGTGCTCATCACGCATGAACGTGAGTATTTGAATTAAAGAAGACAAAGTTGCCGTACTTTTTTCTGTGACTTCTTTATTGTATTTAAAACTTTTTAACTCGGACATAATATAGTCTATACGGTCTATATCGTCTTCTTGAAGTTCATTAAGTTTTCGTATTTCTTTATCTTTATTTCTCATAATTAATATCTAATTTAAGTGATTTATATGCAGTTTTTCTCTTGGCTGAATGCTGTTTAAGGTAAGGTACTTGGTCAGCAAAATCATGTATAAACACTCTTGTCTTACTTTTATGTATTCTAAGAGCTCTGCCAAGTGCCTGTAAAGTGGCTATTTCTGATTTTAAGCCTCTGGCGTTAACCAGATGGGTTATCTCCGGAATATCAATACCAGTTTGCATAATAGTAGTGCCTATTAATATTGCATGGTCTGCGTTTTTGAAATCATCAATCGTTTTATTACGCAGGTCAATTGAATCTTTCCCCTCTAGGGTCATAGTATGAGGAATCAAATCTTTTAAAATTTCTAAATGCTTTAGATTTTTAACCAGTATAAGAATCTTCCCCTTAGTATTATCACATAAGGATTTTATTTTATTGTTACGGATATCGTTATGGATTACGCACTCCTCGTAAATTTCAGGGTAAGAACTATCTAAGTACTCATGGTTATCATACTCCGGCATCTTATGAAAAGTTACCTTGGGCGGCGTTAGGAACCCGTCAGAAATCAAACCTTGTACATCTACCTCAGACACTACGGGACCTAGGAAGGAGCGGAGCGTTGTACGAGCCATTTTATCCTTGGGTACTGTTGCTGTCATGCCTATTCTATAAGTAGCTTTAGGGAAAGACTTTAGAACTTTTGTTGCTATTTTTCCTTTCGAAAACTCGTGTACTTCATCAAATATGATAAAGTCTGAATGGTCTAAGTGAGTATCAATCACTTTATGAATGGACTGGACTGTGCACAGTGTGATTGGTTTAATATCAGTACCTTCACCGAATGCCACTCCTACATCAAAGCCTCTCTCTTTAAGCCATTCATATGTTTGTATAAGTAACTGCTTTTTAGTGAAGAAGATAAGGCCCTTCATATCCTCCAAAGCTTTTAAGACACCACCAAGCACAATAGTTTTTCCAGAACCTGTTGGTGCTTCTATAATACACCCCTTAGACGCTAGTGCAATATTAATTAAATCCTCCTGATAATCCCTGAAGTGGATATCAGACAACTCTATGGGGTTTAAAGGGGGAGCTGCCCTCGTGTCCGTCACCTCATAATCTTCGTTAATATACTTAAGGTCTTCAATAATACTAGATAATAAGCCAGTTCCGAACTTTCCTGTACGCTCAGAAAAGAACATTTTACTGCCGTCCCAACCACCGCGACGATGTTGAGAGGTATATTTGTAACCAGGAACTTTAACACTATACTTCTTTTTTAGTGCTTTTTTCAATTCCATATTCGAAGTTACAAGTTTTGAATATATATTTCCAACAATAATTTTCAAGATAGTCTATAATAGTAAAAAATGTTAGTCCCTGAAACAAAAAGTCTTTATATTCAAAGCCGCCACGAAATAGGTAGGGAGTGGGCATGTAGTGGTTGTGATGACCCTTCTATACCCCCTGAAGATGTAACATGGGCTCCTTTAGATGAATACCCCGACTCATTAGAATATGTTGTATACGATGGGACTGAAAGGGGCTCCGAGGGAGCTATAGTTATGGGGATTTATTTTGAAGACGTTTATCCTCAAGTAGTAGGCAGCCCAGGAACCTGTGATAATTACTATAATGAGCTTATGCTATATCATACAGACCTTCTAGAAGATGCCTCCTTATCAGCTATACCTCTAGAAATTGTTCATATTACAGCAAATACGTCCGCTGCCGGGGATAACCCAGAGCTATCCTTAGGTATTGTAGAGGTGGGATGTTCTAAAGGTCGATTCCACTACGAGGGGCTAGGAGGCAGGGGGTACCCTATAAATCTCCAAAAAGGAGATAAGTTGGTCCTAAGACCTTTAGTTTTTGAGGGCGCGGAAATCGAAGCTCAAAATACTTACGCGCATAAAGCGGGGCATACTAAATTAGCGGTCATCCCCGCCTACGGAAGTATTCCATATTCTAAGTGCGCGGACGAACAAAGTGGTACCTGTATTAAACGCGATTGGGTAGCGCCTGAAGGAACTTCTGCCATGCTGGGACACGCGTGTAACTGGAAGCACTATTACCAAACGGGGTGGCGGGGGGTGAATGCTGGGTGGGGCGAGCGCGATTGCGGTATGACACATGAGGACCCAGACCTGGCGGGTCTATTCGCTGCAACCCCTCAAGGTCAGTGGTATCACGTGAAAGACTCCGGAACTTGGAGTATGGGATTCAACTATAAGTGTGTGGAGTGGGCGGATTGCACTGTATGGGAGCTATACAATCACGTGAGTTGGGAAAGAAGACTACATTTAAACGTCATTCTGGACGCTACAGAAACAGTAATGAAAGAACAAATTTTATAATGAGTAAAGAAAAATCAATAATAGACTTAGCTAAAGAAGCACAGGAGGCTCCCCAAACTAATGAGCCCGCTCCATCGCTAAACTCGGACTCCTTTTCTAATGTACCAGAAGACGAGAATATGAAGGCTACGTTGGAAGGGCTTCTAGAAAATGTCCACAGTAAACTTCAATATAAGGAAGTCGAGTTACCTTCAAAGGGTCTTTTTTATAAGGGGACGTCCAAGGTCTCCGTTAGACCTTTAATTTTTGAGGACGAGAGAAACCTAAGAAATTTACAAACAAGTGATGATATCAATACAATGTTAAATTCAATTCTCTCAGCGTGTACTAAAGGAGTACCTCCTGAGATTTTAACACCCCCTGATAGGTTATACATTTTATTTAAAATCAGAGAATTATCTTATGGAGATGACTACAAACTGGAGCAGAACTGTAACCACTGTGGGGTTAAGAACTCACTCACTTTAAAGATTAGTTCACTAAAAGTGGATTACTTAGAGGAAGATTACACCACTTTTACGTTGCCTGATTCTCAAAAATCCGTGTCCATTAGAGTCCCACGCGCGTCCCAAATGGAGGGTTTGGGAAGTCTAGATTCTATTATGAATAATCTCTATAAATTTGTTCATAGCGTAGAGGGTATTAATGATGCTACCATTATTGAGGAGTTTATTAGAAGAACGACCGTTAAAGATGTAGACGTCCTAAGGACAAAGATATTCATCCCATCCTATGGCATGGAAGACAAGCTTTTGTTTAATTGCATGAAATGCGGGGAGGTTACAAAAGCAAACGTCATAATGAACGAGTATTTTTTTACCACGAACTAGTTGATTTGCTCTCAGGGGACTCTTTAGATAACCTGACCTATTCACTAGTTAAACACGCAAATTTTAGTTTTCAAGACCTTTTAGTTATGACCTTCAAAGAAAGAAGGGCTTTTTATGATATGTTAGAGAAAGAACTAGAAAAACAGAAACAAGAAATTGAAAAGGCACGGCCCTCAAGGGCTAAATAAAGAGACATGGCTACATTTAATGATTACGTTGTATCAACAAGGACGGGAAGACCTTCTGTAGAAGGTAGAACGCTGCTTAACCACCTGCATTTTTACTCGGGGGGATATAAAGACCCCTATATGGTAGAGTCTGTTCATATTCTCAGCGATATTGATGGTACTGTTGATAGGTATCTTGATTACAACACATCATCGGAAGACTATTTATGCCTGTCTCAAGAATCAAAAGATAATGCTTTAGCCGTTTTTACACCCGACTCCTTCGACGGTTATTATAATGAGATTGATTATAACCCTTCCAGCATTAACTGGGAAGTCTCCGAGGAAGCGAGTGGTATTTACTATGACATTGACAAACCAGGTCATTATAATATAATATTGGACGGTGGCATAAACTCAAACAGTGCCTCTTCAGTAGGTAGTTATTTTGATGTATGGACGATTATCGACATGCAGGGGAGTAAACGCTCAATATTCACTCACAAATTTTCTTTGTCAAATGATACCGTTATAGGATTAACAGAGCCCCTTGCGATTACAGCATCCTCCAAACTTCTAACAAAATATTTTAAACATGGTTCTGATAGATACATAAAAATAAAAGTAGACTTTGTCATTAACAATAACTCTATACCTAATGACGTAAAAAATATTTTCGGCTCTTTCCCCATAGAAGACCCAAAAATACAAATTAAAAGAGTTTTAGATAATACTTATTCTGACCCCTTTGAAACCTTGATACCTTGGACAAGCATAGAAGAAGTTCTTAGCGATAATATTTTAATGTATAAATTTGATTCCACTCCCTCTCGCCCGGGAACCTATAGAGTGGAGATATCTTTCTCAATCCTCGACGAATTTTACAAAGACGATTTTACTTTAGTAATTCGTTAATATTAAAGGCTAAATCTATTTTCTTAATAGAAGAGTTTACACAGTCATCAAAGTCCTTTTTAGAAAAGGCAACGTGAACCTCATTCCAGTCTTTATAGCCTTCAGGGAGCTGTAAAGCATAGAAAGAATTATTATTTCTATTTAAAAGCATTTTCATCCCTTTGCGCATACCAGCTTGACCAGCCTCATCAGAATCGTATGCAAAGATAATTTTACGCCCTTTGAGCTGCTTTGCTTGCTCATATGACATATGACTCCCTTGGGTAGAAGTCGCGTTAAAACCGTGTATACGAAGGCTTATGGCGTCAAGAGGACCTTCAGTGACAAACACATAGTCGGTTTTCCTATTAAAGGGGAATAAAACATCAGATGCTTTAACACCTCCATTCTCACGAGAAGGGTTAAGGTACTTCATTCCAAAACGAGATAGATTTCTGCCTTGGAAAAAGAACGAGTCATCTCCGTGCATATAAGGAATAATAATACGATTAGCATACTTCCCGGTCTTAGCAATATAAAAGTCCCATTTTCCTAACTTACGCTCTGTAATGAACTTACAGGCGAGCCGTTCAGTAAGGTCTGCAGGATTTGCTTTTCTAATATCAAATTTCTCAAAATCTTCAAATAATTCAGGAACCGTATTTTTACCTAAGGATGTATTTGAATTCTCTACACAGGCGCTGGCGAACAGCATTTCGGGCTCGGAAAACATTTGTGCCCTGATAAACTTTACAGCCGTATCAGTAGAAACATTATCCACGTACGAGACCAGTTGGGGGAAATTACCCGTTTCTGATGCTTTAAAATCCTGCCAAAGCCCAGTATCTAAGTTCACGGACATGTGTTTCCTGGAGTCCTCCACAAATATGGAGTCTACTAGGAATTCCCTCCCTGCTACTTGGTAATTTTTGAAGCGGGATTTAAGATAATTTTCTATAATAGAGTGAGGAATATGCATGTTTATTAAGACCTTTTCACCATCAAAGTACAACACTTACAAAGAATGTCCGCTCAAGTACCGCTATAAATATATTGATTACTTGAAGGACGAATACAACGACAACCTTTCGACTGATGCTCTTCAGTTCGGCTCCTACATCCACAAGATTCTTGAGGATGGTGTTGACGCCAATTCTATTGACGAACTTCGTCAGTTGGGTCGTGAGCTTAGGGGTAATTACCAATTTAAAGGTCGTATTAAAGATACGGAAACTTGTATTAAAAACTTTTTTGAGTTTAACAAAAACCTTGAAGGGAGCGTCTCTACTGAGATGATGTTCTCCGAAAAGGTTAGTGACGATTTATCCGTCAATGGTATTATAGACCGTGTATGCAAAAGTGATAGCGGAAAATACCTGGTAATTGACTATAAGACATCCAAGAGAGAAAAGACTAAGAGGGAACTCCAGTCAGACCCGCAACTTATGACGTATGCCGCTGCTATCTCAAAAATGTATAATGTCCCAGTTCAGAACGTGACGGTAGCTCACTATTACCCTTTAACTGGTAATTTAGTTGCTTTAAGATACTTACCACCTCAAATTCATAGTTTTATTAGAAAACTAAACGAGGATAAATGGGCAATTAGGAAAGCCAAGGTAAAAGACTTCAAACCCAGAGTTAACCAGTTTTGTAACTGGTGCGGTTACAAGGATATATGCCCAAAACAAGGCGCTTGTCAATCTGCTATTACCGAGGCTTTGAAGAAGAGTAAGTACGGTCGCGGTAAACCAAAGGGAAATAAAGGGTAATATCCACAGCCTTAAAAAAATCGCTCACGGTTTCAGGGTCATACTTGTGTTTCTTAGTATAAAGAGACATAAGAGAAGATAGTTTTATAGGTTTTTCCTGTTCCAATGCTTGTAGAAGTTTCATTTGGAATATGTTTATAAAGTTATAACTAAATCTATGACGCCACTTCTCTACAAAACCTAAAGATAAAGCATAATTCACTTGCTCCAGTAATTCTGTCAGTTCTACCGTATCTTCTGGATTTAACTTACTCATTATAATATATAATATAACTGATTAAAGTCAGTCTGGGTGAGATAATGAAACAAAAATCAGGAAATACTTTTAGTAAGAGGTTTATGGAGAAAATGGGAGACCGTATTGGCTCTATTAAAAGGTTATCCAAGTATAATACCAGAGTATTCACATTTTCTTATAGAAGTAGAGGGACTAACCCTAAAAACCCTAGACCTAATAAAGACCACCAACCTTTGCTTCTTATAGCTTATAAAGATAATAAGAAAACGTTCTTAATAAATAAGAAATCCTACATTTATGGATTCAACCTAAACTACCTACCAGAATCTAAAAGATTAAATATTTTAGAGACTATAGCAGAAAAATACCATGATTGGAATGGTAGACCTGTGGATTATAAAACCCTAAGAGATATACTAAAGCTTCCAGTATCCACGGAAGATTCCATTTTTAGGAAATACCGCACGGGTGGTGGTAACCTAAGTCGTTTAGTTGCAGTAGACCTAGATACATACATGGAGGAGCTAAAGCAAAAATTAGCTGCTAAATCTAGACGTAGACAATGACTTTAAACGACACTGACAAGGTTTTTATTGATAAGCTAGTTGATGATGCTGCTTTCAAGATATCCGCTTCTTTCAAAGATGCGGTGAATGGAATGGCGTCCAAGCTTCCAAAACCTTCAAAAGCTGATACAGAAAGTGGTAAAGGGGACCCTCCAAAATCTGATGATGAGAAGAAGACTTTAGGCAAAAAATTAGGGGAATTAGGAAAAGCTGTCGCAGGTCTCAAATCTGCTCAATGGGCTGCCAATAAAGGTATGTCCATGTATACTGAGGTTGTAAACTTTCAAAACCAATTAGCACCTAAACTAGTGGCTACTAATAATCAATGGATTCTACGGTCAGAAGAGTTTACAAGTAAAATAGGAAAATGGGGCTTGGACCTTCAAGACCAGGTTAGCTTAGTTTCTGTTGGTATGGAGTCAGGGCTTACAAAGTTTGACGACGCTACTCAAGAGTATTTAGCAAGGGCTAAAGCCCTTGGTGGGGGTGTAGGCTTGAACACTAAGCAGTTAGCCTTTCAGACTCAAGTATTGGGGCAGTCTACGGAAGTAGCCACGGGATTAATGCATTCCATGTTAGGGTTGTCCAAATCCAATGGGGAGTTCTCTGATTTATTAGTTAAGTCCCTTGCTGAGATGAGCAGCACCATTGTGGGTGTTCAAGCTACTTTTGGGCCTGAGATAGGTAAACAGTTTACATCCGCAACTTCTAGAATGGCGGCTTCCTTAGCTCCTGAAAACAGAGAATCTTTTAAACAGATGCTGGAAAAATTTGCGCCTACTAGCATGGACGCAACTATAAGAGCTCGACGTTTAGGCGCAGACACCAATCTATTTAAATCAGGCGGGGAGGAAAATATTATTAAATATTTTCAGCAGATAGGTTCAGGGATGGAGCGAGCCCTTTCCTCCGCTGAAGGAAATCCCGCGCAGATGCAGTATGTTTATAGGGAACTTTTAGGAGGTACCGATATGGGTGCCATGATGTGGAAAGACTTCATGTCTGAAGATGTAATGAGTTCCAGAGACTTTAACGCTGCTATTGCCGCAAAAGAAAAGAAACAATTAGCAACCTCTAGCCAAGAGTCAGCCAAGAACATGTTATTTACAGAAATGATTGCCAAGAAGATGGGTTTTCTGGGAGATGTAACAGAAGAGTTTGGGGAGGCTATGACGTCTTTGTCTCAAAGTGATGCCATCACCAGCATAGGAGGTACTGGTTTATTTGCCGCTGGAGCCTTGAAGACCGTTGGGAAAGTTGCTGTAGACGTAGCCGGTGCATTAGCTATACTCCGTACAACTAGTCTCGGGTCTGCGGCTCTGGGGGCTATACCTATATCAGCTGGTGCGGGAATGTTTGGAAAAATAGGCGTGGGTGGCGCATTAGCTGCCGGTATGGGAGGAGCCAAGCTTTCAGTTGGTAGGATTGCTGGTCAATTTGCAACTAAACCAGCCCTGGCTGCTGCCCAACTAGGTAAGTTTGCAAGAGTTGGGGCTCCTATATTAGGCGCCGCTGGAGGATTAAAGGATGCTTTTGATGTTGTTGCGGGGACTGACGGAGGAGCCACCGGGTCAAATATTGGAGGGGCTATAGGCACAGGTCTTGGTGCTTTAGCATTTCTTATACCAGGCGTTGGTCCCTTGATAGGTTCTGCCGCGATGGCGGGGGGTAATATGTTGGGTAACTATCTGGGGGCTAAGTTTGATGACCCTACTACCTCAATAAGCCCTTCTGATATGAATGCCGAAATGCAAGGAACTAAACTTCAAAACCAGGGCGCATACGCTTCCATGTCTGCCACGTCTTCAGTGTCTCATTTAGAGGCTATTAGAGCTGCTTCCGAGCGCAC